TGCGCATAATGTGAAAACATTATGTTATCTGAAAGGCGGGCAGGCGCCCGAATCCGGGACGCGGACAATGTCGGGGCCGTGGCCCGGATTTACACATAATGTCCATTGTGCGAACTGATAGGGGCCTTGCGGCCCCTTTTATTTCAGAACGGTACATCCTTCATCTTCGCTAGTACCATCCTGCCGAGTCTTTCTGCGATCTCGCTTCTCCGTTCTGCGAACCTTCTTCCGTCTGGATCTCCCGCTTCCATCTCGGAAAGTATCTTCCGTATTGCTTGCGCTTCCTCCAGGTGAATCCGCATTTCCTCGTCGATTTTCAGATACAGTTCTTCAGTCATTTTGCGCACTCCTGATTGGCCCTTTAGTGGGCGGGTCTGTGTGCGCTCAGCAGGCCCCCGCGCGCAGGGGCGTCAAGGATTCCATCGGAACGGCCCCGCTTGTCCTTGACGCCCCGAGCACGGGGGTATGATGGGAGTGCACAGAAACGAACACGACGTTTCAGGCATCACCGGGGAAGAGTTCACGTAACGGCGGTCATGCACCTAATCCACGCTAGTAATACGTGGGTAAAGTCTCCTATAACGCCGAGTCAGACGGGAGCGGTGTTCGGAACGAACAAAGGCTGAAAGCCTTAGCGGGAGTCGTCAGGAGCCTGCCAGGGCTCCCGCAACAAAGCAGGGCCGGAACGGCCCGGGCAGGTTACACATTAATCATCTGGATTCTGTGTTTTCTTTGCGTTTTCAATGTCTTCCATCGTTATTTTGTCGATGTAAAGCCATATGCAGGCGTCAACGATGTCTGTTGGCTTCACTATCTCTTTGTTCTGATTCATAAGCTTCCAAGCATGGTCTTTCACTTTTTCCCATCTGTGATCGCGGATTCTTACTGTGTGGCCATCGCTCATTTGGTCGGGCTTCCTGATCTCGGTCATGTTTGCACCTGTGATTTTCAGCGTTTTACATAAATTTAGAAATGCATTGTTGACTTTGTGAATGTGATTCCTGCAATATTGCCTCATCCTTGATTTGTGATTTTTGCAGATTGAGACCAGTAGGGCATAAAAAAGCCCCGTTGGCGGCAACCAACAGGGCTTTGGTGATCGGGTAGGGCGGCAACCCTCCTGATCGCTTGGTACATATCCCAGCTAAGGATACGGCTCAATGGTAGTTCAAGATCATCCTTCTTGTCAGCACGATGTGGGCGAAGTGTCGATTGACACGCTTTCGCTCACCATTGATCTTGCTGCGGTCGTCGATCTCTCGCCGTTTCACTGGCAGCTCATTGCATCGGGTATGCAGGAGCCCCAAGCCAACGACAATCATTTTCTGTGGGCTGCGTTCCAAACCTTCCTCACGGCTATTTTCGGTGATCGGGTGTTCAGCCTGTCCGAAAAATTCACCACTGGTCGCAACTTCTTTCAAAACTCGATCAGCCTTGAAAACCGGGCCGGTTTCCTCGCGTTCGGCGGCAACAACAAAGTGGTGAATCACAAGGGCGAAACCGAAACCCGGCATGAGCGGGTGCAGGTGTATATCAGCGGGGAAGGGTGCAGACAGGTCACTGACTGGGGCCGTGTTTACCGTGCGCTGACTGGCCCGCTGGCTGAGTACTCCCCAAAGCTGACAAGGATCGATATTGCTTATGACGACCACCAAGGCCAGCGAGACGTTGACTACGCGAAAGATTCATACAGCGCGGGGCTTTTTGCTGGTAACGGACGTCCCCCGAAAGGGCAGTTTATTGACGATATGGGAAGCAACGACGGGCGAACCATGTACGTTGGCTCCCGTGAGAGTGGTCGCTACCTTCGGGTATACGAAAAGGGCAAGCAACTTGGGGATTCCATTTCTCCATGGGTTCGGTGGGAACTTGAACTATCCGCTAAGCAGATCGACATTCCCTTGGACGCTCTCAGATATCCCCGCCGATACCTTTCAGGCGGTTACCCTGTTCTGTCTTTTATCTCCAAGGCCCGCGAAGTCATCCAGTCGAAAAAGCAGCGGGAGCGCATCGAGTACGCGCACCTCGTCAGCCATGGCCGCCGTGCGTACGGCGCTCTCGTCAATTACATGCTTCAAAAGAAGGGCATGAGCCCTGATCAGATCGTCTCGGCGTTGGTGCGTGAAGGTGTACCAGGGCGATTAGTTTGGGTCACTCAGGAACCCAAAACAGAAGAAATCGAGCCGTACCGGCTCAATTACTCACATCTTTATGAACAGGTGCATACGGTCGTCAGGCCGTGCGAATTGTCTATTGATTGGCAAGAGCAGCGCCGCAACCACTGGAGCAATATTCATGTTCAAAATTAAAGGCACAGTCCTCGGTGTAAAGACAGTCACACGCAACGGTCAGAACGGCGCGTATGACAATTTCTATGTCGGCTTTCAGGCTCCCAAAACGGGCGGCTTTGAAGGCGAAATGGAAACTCAGGAAGTCCAGATTACCCGTCGCCAGCAGGAAGCCGGATTGATGGCCGCCTATGAGCGCATCAAGGGTCAGGAAGTCATGGCTGATGTTTTCCCGAACACGTTTACCCGCCGTGACGGCTCCGCTGACGTTCAGTGGATGTTCTCCGGTGACGGCAAGCCGGTTGGTACAAAGTGAAACGTTCTCCCGTGAGGTATTTCGAGGCTTTTTGTCTGGTGATGGCGTTTGTCACGGTCGGCTATTTCGTTGGCATGGCTCACACCCTCCATGAATTGGAATCCTCCGTTCTCGAATACCTCAACGTTCATGGCTGCCCGTTGGAGGTCATGCCGTGAGCAAACTGATCTTGTGTGATGGTGACTGGACACTCTCGGGCGCTGCTTGGGAGTGCGCCGGCACGGTCACACAGATCGTGTATTCCGCACCTGTGGAATATACGGCAGAGATGGCAATGGAAGCGATATTTCAGGGCTTCTCTGCAAACGTCGCCGTGATGGCTACGGTCTTCGGCGGCCGGTTAATCCTCAAGCAAATTCTACGCAGATAGCCCTGGAGGGCAAAGCTATGAACGCACGTAAGTTCGAAGTCGCAAAAGCACGCAAATTCACTACCCGTATGAAACAGGCTGCTGGTGCCGTTGGTCTCGCGGCATACGGCGCTGCCGTTAACGCGGCTGACTGGTCAACAGTCACAAGCGCGGTTGATTACTCCGGTGAAATCACCGGCATTCAGGCCATCGTCGGCGTTATCGCTGGTGTTCTGATCGTAATGACCGGTGCTGCACTGATCCTGTCTACTATCAAGAAAAAGTGAGGTAGCAGGTGGGAGAGCTGTGGGATTGGACGTTCTTCATCATGGGGGCTATGCCAGTATGGTATCTCTTCAAAGATCTCTGATCCTGCTGCTCTCTTTGTTCCCGCCTTTTGTCTCTGCTGCTTGGCTCAATGAGCCCGATAACGCCATTATATATACCAAAAATACAGCATCCTCACTTGAACAGGCATCTTCGAAGCTAAGTGATGTATTGGCTGCTTGTAACTCTCAGTATCCTCAGGGATGTCAAGGCGAGTCTGGCGAGAAGTATGGTCAATATCGTTATGTCGTTTGGTATTTCGATCCCCCAGAGTGTGAACAACTAAATCACGAACCCGGCGGCACTATTGACGAGAGTTTGTGTGGTCAATGTTCGCTTGGTTACATTTTGGTTGATTCCTCTTACGGTGCTCCTTTCGAATGTATGCGCAATCGTGAGCCTGGCGAATGTTCTGATCTAGGTCTTGCAGAAACGCAGACTCCTCAAGGTTCGTTTTGTTCCGAAGAATGCGAACACGGTATGTTCAACGGTGTTTGCCTTCCTCCTCCAGAGCCAGAGAAAGAATGCAACAAAGATTCCCCTGATTACCGTGGCGTATTAGTCCAGGGTTACGGTAAGCCTGTTATTCCCGCTTGTGGTGATTTTGATCAATGCGCTGACGGTTCGCCCGGAAAGGTAGGCCTTGTCAATGGCGAGCTTCGTTGCATAGCGGATAATTACGGCGAGCAGAATGAATGTGCAGCCGATGAAATTTTCATTATTGATGAATACGGCGTTATCTGTGCCGGGCTTGATGATACTCCTGAAGAGCAGCCAACCCCTGAAGATCCGAATACTGATACTGACGGTGACGGTCAGCCGGATGAATACAACCCTGACAATGATCCCAATATAAACCGTAAGCAGTTGGATGATCTCAACCAAGGTCAGGATCAAGCTAACAAGTCACTTGGCAATCTGGAGAAGATCGGCAAGGGTACAAATGATCGTTTGGACGATATCGGGAAAGAATTGGAGAACAACTCAAAAGGTATTGGTGAGATTGTCGGCTTTACTCGTCAGATCAATGAAAAACTGGATATCAGCGACAATGCCACCGGCCCGAACCTGCCAGAAGAAGGCACCATTACGGCCAGTCTTGACCGCATGAATTCCGCTATTTTCGGCCATCCAACGGTTGACGCCTTTACGACCATCCCTCAATTGCCATCTGTTACGTCATGCCCGATTTATACCATCCCGGCCACCAAGTGGACGGAATCGCTCACCATGGATATGCACTGCATCATCCTTGAAGAAAATCGCTCAATCCTGTCTCTGATCATGGTTGCTGTGTGGTCGCTTACTGCAATCGCGGTATTTCTGAGGGCCTGATAATGGAAGAATTTGGACAGTTTATTCTCGACTGGTTTCTGACCTGCATACTCTGGCTGCCGAGGTTCATTTTTCGGAATCTTGCGGATCTCGTCGAATACTCCATGACGAAATTGCCGGATCTCTCTGGCCAGATACAAACCACATTCCAAGGCCTTCCCGGTGATCTGGTGTATTTCACAACGCTATTCGAGGTTAACTACGGGCTCTCTGTCGTCTTCGGTGCCCTGATCGCGCGCTTTGCCCTTCGTCGAATACCGGTGATCGGCTAATGTCCATTATTGCTTACACAGGCCTTCCGGGCTCCGGTAAGTCTTACGGAGTCGTTGAAAATGTGATCCTCCCGGCGCTGGAGCAGGGCAGGACAGTGATAACGAACATTCCCGTACGTAAGGGCTATCTTGAGGAAGATTATCCAAAGGGCAAGCTCATTTCGTTTGAAGTCCGCGAACCTCTGAGCGAAGAGTGGAACGTCTACGAAGAGCGGGAAATCAATGGCCGCAAGCGGCAGGTTTTGGTCAGCAACTTTTGGGATCTCGACCGCCATGAACAGGGCGTGATATGGGTCATTGATGAGGCGTGGAGATACTGGAAGAACGGCACCAAGGCCAGCGCCATCCCTGAAAAGGAGATGCAGTTCTTCACTGAGCATCGTCACTGTGTTGGCCCGGACGGCAGAACCAACGAGATTGTTCTCGTCACTCAGGATTTGCAGCAGGTGGCGTCGTGCATTCGTGATCTGGTAGAAGAAACGTACACGGCCCGCAAGCTGACCGCGCTTGGTTCCAATAAGAAGTTTCGTGTTGATGTCCATACCGGCCCGCACAAGCTTAGCCAGGGCGGCCAGCCGTTGCGTCAGCTGTTTGGCAGGTACAAGCCGGAGATTTACAAATATTACCGGTCGCACACGAAGAACAAGACGGATTTTGCGGCTGGCATGGAAGAAAAGGCCGATGATCGGGCGAACATTTGGAAAAGCCCGTTTATCCGTTACGTCATGCCTGCTGCCTTCCTCCTGATCGGCTGGGGCGTCTGGAACGTCTATGGCTACTTTAATCGTGATCTTGGCGGTAGTTCCAAGCCCGAACCCGTACAGGAACAACCAGTGCAGCCTGCCGGATCGGGCACGCTTCAGAAGGCGGTCATACGCCGTGACGATGAAACCCGGACACTCCGGGAAACCTATCAGAGCAAGTTCGAAATCGAGGGAGAGTTTCTCCCGCTGTCTGATAAATGGCGCATCGTTGGCGAGGTCAACGGCGTGTATTGGATATGGGGCGAAACCGGTACCAGAAAGATCCATTCGCGCATTTGTGCCAAAACCCGCCGCACTGGTGAACCTTTCTGCGTGATCGAGGGAAAGATGGTCACGTACTACAGTTACAAAGAACCTGAACGAATAGATCAGTTAGATCGCTCATACGTAGGCGATGTGGCTGATTCTTTTCAGTGAGCAGCGAGCCTGCGAGTCGTCTCACTGAAAAGCATCTGCCATCGTCGCCGCACACGTCCCGTTTTTTCAGTGCGCATAATGTGAAAACATTATGTTATCTGAAAGGCGGGCAGGCGCCCGAATCCGGGACGCGGACAATGTCGGGGCCGTGGCCCGGATTTACACATAATGTCCATTGTGCGAACTGATAGGGGCCTTGCGGCCCCTTTTATTT